GTGCTAAAAAGCACGCCACGCGCCCGGATCCTCCCATCGCATAGCGATGGTGGATTTGAGTTGTCCTCTACCAACGGCGCCGCGTGTGTATTCAACAACACGCGAATCGTCGAGGGATCCGTACCTAAGAGCCGCAACGTACGCACCCACTTGATCAGTTAATTTTGATCGTTTGGGGCGATGCTGCCAGCTCTTTCCGACATAGCCGCAATGGCCGTGTCGGGCAAGGGACGGTTGGAATTCGTCAAAATTCCTGATGAGGCCGTCGGAACCGTGATTGAGGGGGACGCCAGTCTGACCCGCGACAGCATCTCTGTGAAGACAGAGTAGCCAAGCAGGAAGAAACCGGACGTCACAACCAAAACCAAGGTTCCTACGATGAGCATACAACCGAATTTGATTACAGATTCGGATGACACAGCTGGTGTGGTCTGCATATTCACCTTTAAAGTAAAAGGGGCGAACGTTCAAGCCATCCAGATAGTCTGCTCCACAACTCTCGAAGAAGCGCCCTGCCAGGAACGTCTTCTTCTCGTTCACCCTGAAACCGAACATCGTCAGGGCCCGGAGCAGCTCGGGTGCGGACACGCTATCAACTATGAGGTCATCGCCAAAAGCGACAGCCTCTTGACACGTCGACCGGGCAATAGCCCAGAAGATTAATGTCTCAAGTTCAAACGTGTAACCGTTTCCCATGCTGCTAAATTTCTCGACTCTAATCTCCTCATCGCCCAAGTAAGAAAACTCGGAGCGGGCAAGAGACAGAAGCGCAAACCAGTCCGGGGGCAGCAGCAATTCGACCAACTTACTAGCGATAGTATCGCTAGCAGAGGAAAGGTCGATAGTCGCATAACCCTTGCAGTGAGCGCGCTCGGCGAGCTGGCGGTTGACATCCGCCTGCACGTCAAGATCGAGACCGGCAGACTTTAGCTTCCTACGTAGTACCGCGCCTATGCCCAACTGAAGAAAAATATTCAGATGGGGTTCGATCGCGATCGCACGATGGGTTGCCGAGGTCTTTGGAACGAATACTACCTTGTTCCCGGCGCACAGCGCCACATCACGAATTGAATCGTGGTGCGGAATTAACGTGCGCCAGTAGGGGTAGAGGGCGGGGGTGACGTCGTATGACGCCACCATTTTTCTTGAGAGCATCACATCACGTCCAGAAACGCTTGACGTGGCGCCGGGTCCGAACCGTGATTCGGTATCTACGAGATTTAAATCCTTAGGGCTTAAGGGCCCCAGGACCTGAGCGATGAAGCGCTGGGTTTTCGTTATCCAGTCTTCTACTCCAGGGAGGAAAGAATACCCCTCTGCAAAGTAAGCGCTCAGAATCTCATTTGTGTAGCGACAGTCTGCTTCAGACCTAAGCCAAGTAGCCACAGCCGCCTTTTCAGGATCGGCAGAGCAAGCAAGGCTCGGGTGCTTTCGGAAGACTTCGCTTACAAGATAGTCATCGGCAAAAGTTTGGGATTCGAAATCTGGCCTCATAAGGGCAAGATACTGGTCCCATTCTCCGCTTTTGGCTAGCATGTACCCACTGACAGCTCGAGGCGTATTAATGCACTCGCACAGTCTCAAGAATGTGGAGAGCTCCGTGTTAAAACACGGAGATTCGCGCTGAAAGCGACGAACTGACTTTTCCATTTGGACAACCTTTCAGTTTTTAGTAGAGAGGATCCAGATCGCGAAGCGCGCCCTGAACTAGGGCGTTCGACAGCGCATTCTTGGTAAAGGCAAAGATATCCTTGCGGTTCGCATCGGTCGCCCCATCCGGGAGGATGAAGTCGACACGAGCACGCAGGATGAATGCCTGGGACACGATACCATTCACAGTCTGAGTTACCGGAAGTTCCACGTCCATGCGGGCGCGGTTCACAACGGATTTCCCATTCGCAAACGTATTGCTGATCTTCACACGGCGGAAGCCGAGCGAGACACCAGCAGATTTGTCGGAGAACGAAGAAAGAGCCGGAGTGACTGCTTCTGGAGCAAACGTGACAGCCACGGGAGTGGCCTGACCGTCATTTAAGACGATTGCGGCAGCTTGTGCCATAATTGTGATTCCTTGGGTTGATAAAACAAAGGGAAAGCTAGTCAACGAAGCCGCAGAAGTAACGCGGTACCGTTGGCCACATGTGTCAGCGACAAGCTAGGCTTATACGCTAGTGAAGAAGCGGTGGCAAGGCTGGCCGGCGTCGAACGGGTATACTCGTTCAAGACGTAGGTAGCCCCAACTCCGTAAATCTCACTAAGACACCTGTATTCGTACTTGGTTGTAAGTTGCCACACCGACGCCTGGACATAAAGGCAGTTGTCAAGGGAGGATAGTACATCCCCCACATTCAACCACCAGTCCACGACGAACGAGAACGGCATCAGCTCCCAAGCAACGGATAGCGGATTTGTGAAGCCGTACGCCCCTAAGCTATTAAGCAAGATATCATTGCGAAGCAAAACATAAGCACGGCCCTTGTCAACTCTACGCTCAAGATGGGTCTTTCGACCGTCTTGGCGCGAGTTTATAGGGCAGTACCACTTTGTCTGCCAGCTAGACGTCTGGGGTATACGCGCGTCCAACTTCAACAGGGGGGGCCGGTCGGTAAGACGGCCCTTCATGTCAAGCATAGCTTGGTGCATGTCCTGCATAAGTGGCTTCACGCCATACATGAACGAAAGATACTCCCCCGACAGCTTCCTTCGAAGCCGCCGCGGTATCTCCTTACGGAGACGCCCGCGAGGGGAATAGAACTCGTGCATGAGTATGCGTGGATCGCGCTTTCTAACGGCCTGGACCAGTGTAAAGACCTTAAATGCAGCGTCGCCGAACAGGCTTGCAGCCTGCCGGTATTCGCCGAGCATATTTGCTAGGTTAACAGCCTCGCCTTTGATCTGAGATCGCAGTTGATTCGCTATCCGGACTGATTGGTCATTTGTACGAACACTGGAACCGGCCCAGCCTAAACTACCATCGCCCACTACAGACCGTGTATAGCGCACGACACCGGGTTGTTCCCAGGTGTATAGCGCGTCCACACGGTCTTGGAGCGTACGTATAAGGCCAGTACCGTTATACATGTCAACGTAGGGACCACTAGGTACCCAATGCCGCCGCACCGTATCAGACTTCGTCGTACTATAATAGCCGTAGGCCGTGACGCTGTAAGCGTCAGTGTAGCCCGGGCGAAGATAGTGAGTGATCTGAGTGAGTGACGGACGAACAATAGAGGTAGTCGTCATGATGCCTCCGCTTTCAAGAACGGTAAGAGGGGAGCCGTAAGGGCCCGAAAGGG